CAAAGCGGACGGTGGCGGCGCTGGGATACCGGTTCGGCCATAAGTTTTCCTTGCTGCGAAAGCGAAACATGGTGCGGCTGAAAAAGTCACTATCAGAATGTTACCGGGCCATGCGGAAACACCAGAAGATCAGGCCGAAACTGGCACAGGGCCTATTGTCACGGCTGGGCCAAATGAAGCACTGCAACCATGTGCATTTCTTTGAGAAGTATGTGGAAACAGGGCTGCAACGAAAATTGAAGCTCGTGGTAAGAGAGCATACGAGAAAGGAGCAGGTAAGATGGAATATGTGTACGGAACCGCTGAAATCGACGGCGTGATGCGTGAAAACCTGAAAGTCATTGGCGGCCCGAAGCTGGAGGAGGGGGAGTACCTGACCACGGTTCGGGAGTACGACGACAACACGATCACCGACCGGTGCCGCATCGACCGGCACTATCTGACGGCGGAGGACGAGGACGGGACGAAGTACGACTTCTATGCCATCAGCGAGCATTACCGCTACATCGACCGTACCAAGATGCTGGATGAAACCAAGGCGGCGACAGAGATCGCCTTTGTCGCCCTGGCCGAGACCGGCGGCATCGACGGGACGACTGCCGGGGAACACAAAAATCTGTTTGAGGAATGGCAGGCGGGGGTCTCCTACAAAGTGGGCCAGTACAGGCGCTATGGAGAGAAGCTGTACCGGTGCGTACAGCAGCACACCTCGCAGGCGGGATGGGAGCCGGACAAGGCGGCAAGTCTGTGGTCTGTGGCCGCTGACCCTGCGGAGGAGTGGCCGGAATGGAGCCAGCCGCTTGGAGCGCATGACGCCTACGCCAAGGGGGCAAAGGTGTCGCACAACGGGAAGCACTGGGTCAGTGATGTGGATGCGAATGTGTGGGAACCCGGCGTCAGCGGATGGTCGGAGGCGAAAGAATGAGCAGCCATTTGCAGATCATCGCTGAACTGGAGACGGTGACAGAAATCCAGGCAAAAGCCATCCGTGTTCTGGCAACGAGGCTGGCAGAACTGGGCGACACGGAGACCGGGCGGGACGAGATCGCGGAAGCCGATAAGGCATACCGTGAGGCCATCGGCGGAACCGATTGGATGGGCTGATACGCAGGAGGACGAGGGAATGTACATCGACGCGGACTTTATCATCAAGGCAGCAAGCCTGCTGAGCGCACTGGGGGCATTGGTGGCGGCGGTCGTGGCCGTGTACAAGGTGCTGGAGAACAATAAGAAGCAGAACGAGTTCATCAACGCCATGCAGGAGGAGCAGACCTTGATCTGCTACGGACTGCGGGGCGCTCTGCAAGGGCTTGTGGAGCAGGGGTGCAACGGGCCATGCAAGGACGCACTGGCGAGGTTGGACAAGCACCTGAACAAAAGCGCACACCCGCATATCCCGGAGGGCTGAGATGGCCGGGCGGCGGGTGAACAAAAAGACGAAACGCAAGAAGAAGCGCATCGGAACGATGGACTTGATCTTGCTGCTCGTCTTTATTTGTCTGGTTATCTTTACCGTTACCATGATACGGCTGTTCCAGGTCTACGGCTCGGTGCCGGATACCCTTGTAACCTGTGTGTTTGCCACACTGGGCGGGGAGTGCGGTATCCTGGGGTGGATAAAGACCAACAAGGATAAACGGCAGGACAGACGGTGGCAGCGGGAGGATATGAAACGGGAAAGGGAGGCGATGGAGCAGGCCGTGCAACAGTCAGAGGAACCGTAAAGGAGGGATAGATCGTGCTGAACGGCAGGAACAATGAGGAAAAAATCTGGAACTACCTGAAAGGCGCAGGGTTAAACGACTGTGGAGCCGCTGGGCTGATGGGAAACCTGTATGCAGAAAGCGGCCTGCGACCGGACAACCTGCAAAACACCTACGAACAAAAGCTGGGTATGACGGACACCTCATACACGGCGGCGGTTGACGGAGGAACCTATACCGGGTTCGTGCGGGACTGCGCCGGTTATGGGCTGGCACAGTGGACTTACTGGAGCCGGAAACAGGGACTTTTCAATTTTGCCAAGGCGGCGGGCCGGAGCATCGGAGACATGGAGATGCAGCTTGATTTCCTGATGAAAGAGCTGCGTGAGGGTTACAAAGCTGTTCTGACCACGCTGAAAACGGCGGGAAGCGTCCGGCAGGCATCAGATGCAGTCATGCTGCAATTTGAGCGCCCGGCAGATCAGAGCGAGACGGCGAAAAAGCGCCGGGCCTCGTTCGGGCAGAAGTATTATGACAGGTACGCAAAACCCAAGGAGGGACAAGCTGTGGGAACATTCAAGCCGAGACTGACCCGACCGGAGGCGGGCAACAAATATTACATCACCAAGGCGAGCGGAGGATGGTCGGACGCCATCAAGGGAAAGCCGGTGGACGCGCTGTGCAACACCCTTTCCAACTGCGTGGGCTATGCCTATGGGCGATTTAATGAGATCGGCGGTTACGGGTGCTGTAAATATCTGCGGCCCGTGAACGCCGAAAACTTTATCCAGTTTGCCGGGGGCCTGGCCGTAGGTCAGGAGCCGAAGCTGGGGGCCTGCATGGTGTGGCGCAAGGGGGCGACGCTGAACGGTTCGGATGGAGCGGGCCATGTGGCAATCGTGGAGCAGATTATCAGTGCAACTGAGATCGTGACCAGCGAAAGCGGATACGGAAGCAAAACCCCGTTCTGGACAAAGCGCCGGAAGAAAGGCACAGGGAACTGGGGAGCCGGGAGCGGGTACACTTTCCTGGGCTTTATCTATAACCCGGCTGTGAGCGGAAGCACCACGACAACCCCGGCACCGAACCCGCCGACAACCGGAGGCGCAACCGAAGCGCTGAAATACAAGGTGGGCCAGATGGTGCAATCTCTGGCGAAGAAGCACTACACCAGCTCCAATGCGGCGACGGGAAAGAACTGCAAGCCGTGCGAGGCAAAGGTGACGGCCATCAATCCGGGAAGCAAGCACCCCTATCATGTGGTGGGCACTTCTGTGTATGGATGGGTAGACGAGGACGACATCGCGGCCACGGCATCTGCTGACGCAGCCCTTGCTGTGGGCGACCGGGTGAAGATGGACAAGTCGGCAACGATCTACGGCACCATGCGCAAGTTTGCTGCATGGGTATATGCCGCAAAGCTGTATGTGCGCGGCATTGACGGGAACCGCGTGGTGGTATCCACGCTGAAAAGCGGGGCTATCACCGGCGCGGTTGACAAGAAGCATTTGACGAAAGTGTAATAGGAGGGTATACACATGGATAACATTATGCAGTACATTCCCATGGCGGTATCCGCTGTTCTGCTGGCGGCTCTTATCCTGACGGTGGTCACCAACATCATCACCCAGGTTCTCAAAAAGCTCACCTGGGAAAAGATACCCACCAACATTCTGGCCTTTCTTGTGGCGATGGCCGTGACCCTTCTGGCGTTCTTCGCAGCCTGTCAGATCATGGCGTGGGCCGTCACCTGGTACATGGTGGCCGGAGCAGTAGCCCTGGGCTTGTTCGTCGCCTACGCCGCTATGTTTGGATATGACAAACTGCGAGAGGCGCTGGAGCAGATTATTAACTGGGAAAAGAGAAAAACAGAGTAAAGATGTCCCCCGGCTATCACACTTACAGGTGCGGTAGCCGGGGGATTTTTCATTATACACGCAACAGTGAAAATAACTATTGCGGAGCGGGGAAATATTGGGTATCATAAGGGTGTAAAATGCGACAAAACAAGACAAGCGGAACGGAACCGGGAAACCGGAAACCGCCCGCCGGGATGCACGGGAGGAGGTATTACAGTGCAGGCCAAGGAACGCACATTTAAGCACCTGACAAAGAACGACAGGCTGAGAATGGAACGGTGGCTGAACAAAGGGATGAAGCCGAGAGAGATCGCGGATAAGCTGCGCGTCCACATCTCCACCGTCTACCGGGAATTGAAGCGGGGAGAATATGAGCGGCTGGATGGGGACACCTGGGAGATGGTGACGGCGTACAGCCCGGACATCGCAGAGGAGCGGTATCAAAATCACTTACGGGAAAAAGGGCCAGACTTGAAGATTGGAGCAGATCACGAATTGGCCCGATACATCGAGGAGACGATCATCGCCAACGATTGCAGCCCTGCCGCTGTACTGGGGTATGCAAAGATGGAGGGCCGGACATTCAAGACCTCTGTTTCCGTAGCAACCATTTACAGCTATATCAAAAAAGGGATATTCCTGCGTATCACACAGGTGGATTTGCCGCGGCGCGGGAAGAAAAAGCAGGGGTACAAAAAGGTAAAGACAAGGAAAGACCAGGCCAGGGCATCTGCCGGTGAGAGCATCGAACGCAGACCGGAGAGAGTAAAGAACCGGGAGGAGTTTGGGCACTGGGAAATGGATACGGTGTACAATAAAAAGGATAGTACCAGCAAGGCGCTTCTGGTACTGACCGAGAGAAAGACCCGGCGGGAGATCATCATACTGATACCGAACCGCAAAGCGGAGACCATTGTTAAAGCATTGGACGCGCTGGAGCGGAAAATCGGAGCAGTGAATTTCAGGAAGATTTTTAGGACGATTACGGTTGATAACGGCTCTGAGTTCTCGGCGGCGGAGGAGATGGAGCGCAGCGCTGTCAACAAGACCATCCCCCGGACAAAGGTTTATTTCTGCCACCCCTATTCATCGTGGGAGCGCGGGAGCAACGAAAACGCCAACATTATGATTAGGCGGAAACACCCCAAGGGAACCGACTTTGAAAAGGTGAGCGCAAGACAGATCGCAGAGACCGAACAATGGATAAACAACTACCCCCGGAAGATACTGGGGTATATAAGTAGCGAAGTGGCTTTCCGGGCCTGCTTGCGGGAAATAGGGCTATCGGCGTAGGCAGTATGGGACACATGGGAGAAAGGGGGAAACTGGAGGGGGCATGAGGAACATAATAAGGGAAAGCGGAGGCTGCCGACCAAGGGAATTGACGGCGGCCATATTGTCATGTTAAAATTAGACAAAATAAAAGGCGAAAATTTGTGCGCAATAAATGCTTGACTTTTTCAAGCTGAATAATTAGAATAAATGCGAGAGAACTCGACAAGAGTTTTCCCGCATTTATTTTTTTGTCAAAAAGCCAGCAGAAAAGGAGGCGGGCAGGTTGAGTAAAAGACATCTCATGCTGAAAGACCGCATGGAACTTGAAAGATTGTATGGAATAGGGTTCGGTGCGGCGGAGATCGCAACGAAGCTGAAAGTCCATCGCTCCACTGTGTACAACGAGTTGAAGCGCGGAGACACCGGAGAGATGGACGAAAATGGGCGGTTTGGGTATAGCGCGGAGCTGGCGCAGCAGAGACTTCTTGAAAATTACCGCCAGAGAAGAACGGCGAGAGCCTGACCAGGGAGAGGGGTACATATATGAAAGCCGCATACTGCGAAATCAAACGGGGCCGGAACTGCGTGACGGTCAATTACTATTCTAAGGAGGGATACGGCCTGGAGCTGGGCTGCCGCAAGCTGGAGCGGGAGCGCCGGGAGGCGTATGCGGCAAAGCGGCGCAGGCTGAACAGAATTAGGGAGAACATCGGGGCGGGCGTTGGTATGCTGGGATTTCTGCTGCTTCTCTGTGCGGGAGGAACTGAGGAAATTTCCGTGATTGTCATGACCGGGGCCGCCGGGCTGGCGTTGATGGTACTGGGCGGATGGCTGGGCCATGCGTTCTACGGCCAGGAGGAAAATGCAGAGTGGCTGCGCCGGATGCGGGAACGGGGAGAAGTGGAATGACCGAGGAACGAGAGGCCATCCACCGGCGGGCAATCGAAAGAGAGCGGGAAAACCGCTGGAACGCAAAAGGCCGGGCCTGTGTCACCCATCCTAAGTACGGTTCTGTGGTGGTGCCGCACAGCTCCAACCTCGCGGCCTTGATGAATGCGGCGGAATACTGGGGCTGCGACTGGTCGGAGATCACCGGCGCGTCGGTCATGGTGGCAAAACCAGGAGACGGCCCGGCAGTGAAACCGAAAGAGTTTTGCAACCTGGTTGCAAGTGATTTGAGATGATCGGAGGAACTGAATATGAAAGTGAGAATTAACGCCCATGGAAATGCCTTGCCGGAGGCTCACGGAGAATGGATTGACCTTTGCACAGCAGAGGACACCACACTGAGCTTTCTGGAGTACAAGATCATTTCCCTGGGCATTTCTATTGAAATTCCGGTGGGCTACTACGCCCATATCGTGCCGAGGTCGTCCACATTTGGGAAGTGGGGCATCCTGCTTGCCAACAGCATGGGTGTGATCGAGAACGATTACTGCGGCGACGGGGATGTGTGGGGCTTCCCGGCGGTGTGCCTGCGCAAGGACGGGACAACCATTCCAAAGGGAACACGCATTTGTCAGTTCCGGCTTGTGGAGAAAGCGCCGCCTGTTGAGTTTGTGCAGGTGGAGAGCCTGGGAAATGAAAACCGGGGCGGATACGGAAGCACCGGAGAGCGGGCGGGTATGACCGAGAGCAGACAGCCGCAGGAAATGCCGGGCCAGAGAATGAGCCGGGTCGAGCGGATGTTTGGGAGCCGTGATAGCTGGGCTACACCGGCGGCGGACGATGGACAGGGGCCGTATAAGGGGTTCTTGATGATCGAGTGCGAGGAGTGCGGAGCGGTCAAAGCGTTCTGCGCAAAGCGGGAGACCTACGGATTTAAGTGTTCCTGTGGGCATGAAACCCCGCTGGAAAATTTGCGCCCGCTGTTCATGCACTGCAAATGCGGAAAGAGCTTCCGATACAAAACCAATGTCACGGCACAGACCATCACCCACACCTGCCTGAATTGCAAGGCTCCGGTGGACATGGAGCTGAACAGCAAAGGTAACGCGTATGTGACTGTTGGAGTGAGAAAGGGGCAAGCATGAAAAAGTTTTTTGAAATCTTGTCTGCTGCGTTGTTCTTAGCGGTGACGGTAACTTGGGCCGCAGCCCTTATTCTGGCCGGGCCTGCACTGCTGAAACTCTGTATTCTGTACCTGTTTGGATAAGGAGGGGCAGACATGAAGCTGTCAAAGTATGTGAAGCTGGTCAAGGGCGGCGGATATTGCATGGTCGCCCATGTGGAAGATAGCGGGATTTGGCTGGGAACCAGATCGGCAATCTTCCGAGCAACCGAGCTGCCGGACATGGTGGGAGAAGAACAGGTGCGTACGGTTCTGGATATGCCGGAAAAGGCATGGGAGAAAGTTCATTTTGACGAGCGCTGGGAGGGCACAGTTAAAAGCATCTTCGGGATGAACCTTTCTGACTATGCGGACGGCGAGCAGGACACCGAAAAACTGAAAGTGATGGCAGCGCCGGATGGGCTTTGGTGCGATTGCCGCCGGAGCATGGATGATGGTGAGCTGATCTTTTACCGCGAGGCGATGCTCTCTCCCCTGGCGGAGCAGATCAAGGAAAGCGACTACATCAGGTACACGGTCAGAAAAATGGAGGGCGGCCAGCGGTATTTGGTGGTGCATGACGGGTTCGAGGTGCTGGCGGCGATCATGCCGGTGCGGATTGTGACCGAAAAGTATCTGGCAGACCTGTCGGAGTTTCAGGCGCTATGCACCGAGCAGTTTTACCGCGAGCAGGCGCGGGGAGAGTTTGCGGCCCAGGAGACCGAGGAGCCGGATGCGGAGCAGATCGGGATGGAGGATGGAGAGGAGTGAACGGAGCGCTTTTGTCATCCAAGAAGATGGATTACTGCACACCAAAGGAGTTCTTTGCAGAACTGGACAAGGAATTTCATTTCGCATTGGACGCAGCGGCGACAGAAGCCAGTGCAAAGTGTGCAGCATTTTACACCCCGGAAAATGACGGGCTGACAAAGCCGTGGAATATTGCGGGGGGGCTGTGTTCTGTAATCCACCTTACGGACGAGAGATTGGGAAGTGGGTGCGAAAAGCATACGAGGAAGCGCAGAGCGGGGCCACCATTGTTCTGCTTATCCCGGCCAGAACGGACACCAGTTATTTTCACAACTACATACTG